GTATTCGAATGATTGAATCCGTGAACGATCAATATGGATTTTCATTCCAGAATTTATCTGGATCACGGCTAGGCATTTTCAGACACTCGGGAAGTGTGGCCGGTACTGAGATTATTTCAGTCTTGCGCGACAGCTCGGCGGTCGGCATCGGGACGACGAGTTCTGGAGGAGGAGGTCAACCAAAGCTATGGGCAGCCAACGATGTCACTCTCGTATCTGGAAACTATGCGGGTGACGTTGCTGCACAGATTATGGCCGTTGGTACTACGAATCCACTCAAGCGCCTTGCACTCATGTACGACACAACTCTAAACATAGGGCTTGTTCAGGCTATGATTGCAGGTACTGGAACGAGCCCTCTTTGTCTGAATGCCGCTGGTGGCAACGTGGGCATCGGGATGACGAATCCTGGATACACACTAGACGTGAACGGCACCGTAAATCTTACTGGCCTCCGTTTGAACGGAGCAGCAGGCGGTAACTCTCTGGGCTACGGAGCGTATATGCGTGGTTCTGTTAACACGACGGGGGGCGTTGGTTGGGGGGCTATTCAAGAATATTTCTATTCCGCTGGAAGTGTTGCTAACGGTACGTGGACGAATGTCGTGCCTCAGTCTTCACTAGCTGGTATAAGAAACGCCTTTGTGAGCATTCGCATGTTCGGCGCCTGGTGGGGTGGCATCCAGACCATAGTCGATAGTGGATACGCGGGGTATCCTAACCAAGTGTATAATTATCCAGGTTACGTAGGTGGTTTTGAAATAAGATTCAATTCAGGATATCTCCAGGTTTTTCAGAACTCGGGTAGCATCGCGGGTATTGATATTCTCATAACAAAATTTGCTTGGTAAACAGTATATGGCTCAGTCCGTCGCCGTTATTCACTCGGACACCCTTGAAGTTGTCACTGTATTTGGAAAGGACCAGGACAAGGATGTATACCTGGCCCATCTAAACGATGATGACAAATCCAAATGCCTTTTCTTCGATGTGCCAGAGGCCATCCCGCCATGGGCCGTCAAGGGTGTCCGTGGAGTAGATGGCCAGGTCGGTATCGATATAGACCCGTCAAAGGATAGATTTTTCCGAGTACAACTACTTCGCTCCAAGAGAAATCAACTACTTGCAGATAGCGACTGGACACAGTTTCCCACCGCTCCATTGACGGATGAAAAGAGAGCGGCGTGGAATGCCTACCGTCAAGCCCTTCGTGATTTCACAACCGACGTCGCCGATCCAGTGAATCCAGTGTGGCCCACGCCACCAAGCTAAACTCTCAGTAAGTCATAGATGTCTACGCACCTCCTGTTCGCAGACTCCAAGAACCGTGATGTCCGGTTATTTCCAGATGGAAATAACTACGTCCTTCACCTGACCACGCCGATAAAGGACATCGAACGTGTCGACCTGGTCAGCGCCCGCGTGCCCCATCTTCACGTTCCATGTTTTACGACACCGAAGAAGGCGTACCCACGGTCATGGCCGACCCGGACTACTATGACGAAGTCAAGCCGTGGTTTGCCGAATGTATCGTGTAAAAATATCCGAATATAAATCAGATGACCACGCGTCTGTTATTTGCTGATTCGAAAAATAGGGACAAAACCTTATATCCTAATGGGTCCAGTTATGTGCTTCACCTCACGAGACCCATAAAGAATATCGAGAGAGTAGATTTGGTTTCTGCACGGGTGGGGAATTCCATGTATAACCTGACGTCAGGCTCGAATGTCCTCTCGGTCAGCTCCTCGAACGTGTCCATGAACCCGGGCTTTTACTCGGCGTACGGTCTCGCTACGGCTCTCGGGGCCGTGACCAGTCCCGTCTCTTTGGACTACGCCTCAGACGAGGGTCATTTCATTTTCAGCAGCGCTTCGTCTTTCACAATCTACGTCCACTCCCAGGAGCTCGCGACTATGCTCGGCTTTGCCCGGGGTGTGACCCATACAGCAGCTCTGGCCGGGGCCACGGACCCTTCCTACGCCGGTCAGTACATCCTTCGGAGTTCAACTCTCGTCGACCTTTCTCTGAACGAATACATCTTTCTGGACATTGATGAGTTGCGTACGCCCAACCACGTCGATACGGGTTCTCTCCAGGGCAACACTGGCACCATCAGTGGTTCGAACGCCAACCGGAACTTTGCGCCGGTCATAATGGATGTAGGTTCGGGATGCATCAAGAATTTTCATGAGAATAAGGACTACCGTGTGAGCGTCGAGTACCCAGAGCCCATAGCGTCCCTTCAGCGCCTGACGGTCCGCTGGGTCGACAAGTCTGGAAGTCCGCTTGATTTCAGGGGTTGGGACACGAACGCATTTGTCCTCAGAATTCACATCAAGGACCGAAACCGTGAGATGGATCTACCACCACCGCCACCCCTCCAGGATGTAGAACTAAAGAGAATCATAGACGCCATGACTTTGGCGCTTCCTCCGCCGCCTAAAGAGGACTCTAAAAAGTTTAAAATTCCCTGGTTTTTGTTGGTCTTGGCGACGCTCATAGGTATTTTCATATGGAAGACGTTTGGGTCCCAAAGAATAGGTGTTCCAGGACAAGTTCCCGCTCCGGCTCAGTTTCAAACCAGTAGGCCAGTCGGTCTTTGAGCGCCTGTAACCTCTTGCGCCACGGCCGACCCTGTTCGACCAAAGCCCCCGTTCGGGTCCAACACCCCTTGACGTCCTCATACGCGTCCGGGTTGAACCGGATCATAACCATGGGGCGAGACCCTAGACCCTGAAAAATACTCATGAGCCTCTTGTTATTACACGACGTATCATACGTCTCGTGTTGGTACTCATCCACCTCGATGACCACCACGTGACTCCCGAAATCGTACACAAAGTCCGGGCGGTACAGGTGGCACTCGACCCTCCTATCGTGTATGAACGGCACGTCAGGGAATGACTCTTTCAAAAAGTCCCGAACGGCCATCTCTTTGGTCTTGTACCGGCGCGTCACGGGGGCGTCCGGGAACGTGTGCGCATAACATCGGAAACAGTACCCTTCGTACTTGTCCTTGACCGACGTATCACACATAGGGGTCTTGCAACGTTTTAGTCCTATGCCTACCATACCCGCCTTCTTATGGTCCGAACAATACAGACGTTTCGTATGCCCTTCATAGTTGAACGAAGCCTGTTTCGTACACTCGGCACTGGCACATAGTTTGTTAGTGTCGAACATTCCAGGCTCTTTGTGAACCTTGCAGAACCGCGCGGGTTTCGTGTTTGGTAAATTGTACAGTGCTCTTTTTTCACACTTTTCACACTCGCGGACTTTTACGACTGAAACCATACCCTCCTTTTTGTGACCAAAGCAGTACTCTGCCTTGAGACCTTCATGGTTAAAACTTGCAGAAGTTTCACACCCCTCTTCACGACACCATGCTCTAATGACGCACACCATACCTTCGTGTTTGTGTTCGAAACAGAACCTCCCCTTTGATTCACCTTTGAAATTGAAAGTCGGTTGGATACTGGTACACCCTTCGTGTTCACACTTTTTGGTAAGCAAATCAGTCATACCTGGTTCGCGATGGTCTTTGCAAAATTTAGGAGGTTTTTTAAACCCAAATACGGGCTGCTTGTAACACTCGGCATTCTCACAGGTTCGGTGACCCACGACAACCATACCGGGTTCGCGGTGCGTGCCGCAAAACACGCGAACTTTAGACCCTTCCTGTCCGTACGAAGCATTCACTGAACACCCGTCGGCCTGACACTTGTTCAGGGTCCCATTACGGTACACGTACCCTTCAGTCCTGTGTTTCGAGCAGAATTCGGGCGCCTTGCCCGGAAGTTTATAACTCGCCTGAAGGGTACACCCGTCCGCCTTGCACTTGCGCACCTTTTCGTTCTGCATACCGGGTTCTTTGTGAGTCCCACACCGCCAATCCGTTCTTTTACCTGGAAAGTTAAAGACGGCCTGACGAGGGCACGAAACACAAAGGACCATCCTATAAGATGGTTAGATTTTTATTTTTTATCTAAGCGCGGGTTACGGCGTACGAAACCTGGGGGTCTTTGACGGTGATGTTGGTAGCCAGCGCCTTGACGGCCATGTAAACCACGATGGAAATGAGCGTCGTGAACAGAGCGGACAGGAAATAGTACTGACCACCGTTCTTACCCACCTGCACCAGCTGCGAAATTATCCAACGGCACATGTCCATCCAGGCCACCGCACTGGCGAAGGCGAAGCCTGCGACAACGGAGTTCAGGGACTGGGACTCGAGCTGGAGAGCAATGGAGGAAAGCATGTCGGCCATTTGTACTATTTTAGAAGAAAAAAATATGAAGGTTCCCAAGGGTCCCAGGTTTCGAGCGGCCCCCAGGAGTCGCTAGACGCGACTCCCCCGTAATTCTCCTCGGGACCCTGATCAAAGCCTGGAAGCTCGTCCTCGGTTTCGTAATCCTCCTCTTCGAGCAGGACCGAGTATTTAGGTTTCGTCCTGGAGAGATCGAATCCCTCTTCCGATTCTTCCTGGACCCACCAGGTCATCTACTAAAGGTCACGCTGTTTGTCTACGGCGTTTTTCAACGCACGTTCTGCTGGGCTCTCTGGTTCCCACGCGTCCCACGTATCGGCACATTCGTTCATTTTGAGAGCCTGCTCGTCCTCCGTGCCCTCGTACTTTGTCCAAACCAATTCAGAGTCTGAAACGGTTTCCCAAGAGGCTGAAGAGTCCGAGTCGTCGGGATCACATGAAGACTCGCTGCGCGAGTCGGACGAATCCTCATAAATTTCCGGAAACAAAGAGCCTATCTGGCGCCCTGTGACGTAGCGGGCGGCATACATCATACCGAGCCTCATATCCTCCTGAAGAACCACGTCGCGACCACACGCCTTGGCGTAGTGAGCGGCCATGACGGTCGCTGATTCCATGACGGGTCTGAAAATGTCAAGAGCCGACTCGATGACTGACTCTTCCATTGCAATTTTCAACTAAAATTCGAAAACAAAATAGTCGCAGAGCCGTCGGCGACGCGAAGAAAATTGTAGTTTACAGCATAGACTCTGATCACTCTAGCTGAAGCACTTGGATTCAAATTTAATTTCAGAATTTGATTTTGAATTCGAGACATGTTCACGCCTCCTGAAGGTCTTCTGGACTCTGGATCGAGGCTGAAAGAGTACATATAGAAATAGTACCCCGGAACACGGGTGTGAAACTCGAGACCTTGAATGACCCTCAAAAAAAGGGGAGTACCAACCTCGGTCGAAATTCGTTCTGTAGAATTGAAGATGAGTTCGAGATTCGTAATTTGCTGGAGGTTAGGGGATGCCAAAAAGTCATACCCTAGGGCGGTCTCATTTTGGATAACGAAAAAGAGTTCCTTGACGATGTTCGAAAACCCAAGATTACACCTGACGTTGAGCGCGCCTAAAGGACACGCGAACTCGGCCAATTGAATTTGTTGTAAAATATGAATTTGAGGAGCCTTTCGGATGTGCTCAATCTCCTTTTGGCCAAGGTACGTGTACTCGACGTGGAGGTAAGACGACACAGGTTCGACAATGTCCACAGGTGGAATCGTGAATGTTCTGGATCCGTTGGTGGTGATGCGAAACGTCACCGTCTCTTTGAAGGCGCACAAGGGAATTCCCTTTTCCAAAAGGGAAAAAGGCAGGGGAATCGTGTAGTTCGAGGCGGCAACCTGGGTTCCCTTGCCTATGAGAGCGGTCAGGGCCGTTTGTTTACCCTGTGGAACCTCTATGTCATATTTCATGGCTATATATTCACCGTAAATTCGTTCCACAAGTGTGCTTCCTATGTATATCTCAACGTGATCTATGAAAAGGGTTCCTACAGATTCCTCCACTTCACGAACCCGCAAGTTTGGTGGGAAGAAAACTTTGAGATACATTTCAGTTATTAAATCCCCCGAGCGAGGGAGTTCAACGATGTTTTCACCTCCCAAGACGAGCGCATCATTGTCAAACTGAACCTTGTCGACCCGTGAAGCAAACAGACTCGATCCTATATATTTTTCCTTGAAATATGTGACTTGTGGATCCACACTCAGGGCTATATCCTCCTGACCCAGAAAGGCTAAACTGGCACGGGAGGCCATCTCTAGTAACTCCGAAGAAAAAACAAGGGCGCCGTAGGCGCCTTTTCTATGGGGTTATTTATGGGCGCGGAGCGCCGGGTCATCACAAGTCCTGCGGACTTTGTCTTAGGTGTTGAACCTCAGCCCTCCCAAACCGTCCGCAATTCTCAAAATATTGTAGTTCACGGCCAACATCCTCAACTCTTTAGCCGGGAGGTACGATTGACCACCACAATTGAGAGTGAGCAGGATCTGTTTAATTCTGCTGAAATTAATCTGCCCATAAGGCTTTGGAGACTTGGGGTTGCCTGTGAATGAGTACATGTAAAACTGGCGTTGGGGGAAGTTGGGGTAGTGGTTAAAAGGCTCTATGTCACCGGCGTAGAGCGTGTCGGTCGTGTCCGGTGTGAAAACCTCTTGACCGTTGAAGCTTAGACCAAAACTGAGGACGGCGTTGTTCGAATAGTCATAGGGGTTTTGATTCGTTGGTTGAACCACAAAAAAAAGTTCACGGACAGGATTTTTAATATCTAAATTGAAAACGGCATTTTGGAAACTGGGCAAAAGACTGATTGACTGGTACTGACACTGAGTAATCACATAGTCTAGTTGAGCTCTCTGGAACCAGTTAATCTCTGGGTCGGACAGATAGACGTAATCGACTATGATGGTCGCGCCCAGAGACGGTTTTGAAACCTGAATTGATGTTAGCTCATTAAAGTTCCTGAATGTCACGTGGACCTCCACGTCATGTCTCCCGAGGGCCACGAGGGGTAAATACAGGGATGAATTTCCGTAGAAATAAAAGGGTAAATTTACAAAGTAGGTGCGGCCAGGGGGGTTGATGGTCGTTTGGGTGTCGTTCTTGCCCGTGAGAACCTGGAGGCCGGGTTGATTTTCGTATGGAACATGCAGGTCGTTCCAGAGTTCGATGAATTCGCCCGTCAAAGACTGGATGGTCTGGCCGCCAATTTTGAGGTCTGCGGTTTTAATAGCCCACGTGCCGACGGAATCATAGTACGAAAATACTTGAGCCGCCACGTCTATGATCGGGAGGGTCACTGGGTACACCGAGACAAATGTATTTGAAAAAATATTGGGCGATGCACTGGACCCATCGGTCGTCACGGAGATTGGGTACGTCAGTGACGTGTCGGTCACAACGAGAGGGACCTGGAAGGTATAAGGGGGTAAAATACCGAGACTGACGGTGTACTGTCTCGACCCGAACGTCAAACTGGTCACCTTGTCCTTTGTACACACGGCACCCGTAAGCATATACGTTCCGTTGCTACTGAATTGCAAACCTGAATTTGTATATGAAATAAGATTTGAGTTTCCAGATGTGGCAAAGTCCGACGTGAGTCTGAGGGGTGCCGTGAGCGTCGAGGCTACGGATCTGAAGGTCAGACCGTTGTCGGGCAAGACATTTGAGTCGGGCAAGGGAGAACTTATCCTATTTAAAACAAAATATGTGTTTGACAAAACTGTAGTGGGTCCTAGAGATGTTTCTATAGTAGAGTAATAATTTGCCGATATATTTGAAACTGAAATTGGCATGGAAAAGGCGAAGGTCGGGTCACGACCCTGTACGGACATATCATATGTGTAAAGCAGGTTGGCACTTTCCCATAATTTTACATTTGAAACGTAACCATTGTTCAGGTACATGACGCCCGTCATCAGGTACTCGCCCTCATTTACGAAATTTATATTTGAATCAGGAGTCAAAACAACGGTGTAAGCGCCGGTCACAACTACATTTCCCGAGAGTTGAAGTTTGCAAGGATTGGCGTCCATGACTATTGGCGAATTAACTTGGTAAAATTCATCAATTGGACTTATGGACAGGTACGAATTCGTCTGAAGCTGAGAGCCGGTACTCGATATATAAAAGTAATAGGTGTTGGCCGTGCTCTTGACGCTGATGGGGATGACGGCGGGCATGGACGGGTCGGGGGACACGCGGAATGTGTAAGTGGTTTCAAAATTGGGATTCACGGGACCACCACCTTCGGACGATTCGGTCTTGCTCGAGCCGAAGCTCAGGGTCTGGACGGAACCGGCTCCCAGTTCGAAACCCGCCTTGATGGCATAGAGACCGATACTCCCAAACTTTATGCGGCCGCCAGAAGTTATAGTGTATTTTGCAGACGGATCAGACACCGTCCAGACGGCACCTGTACCTGAGGTGGCTGAAAAGTTTAGAAACTGTTGACCAGATATGTTCAAGGGTTGATTGAGGTTGGCGAAAAACCCCTTCTTGGGATCAGGGGGCAAAGTGCCGATAGATTTGATCCACCCAGCCTGTTCGAGTGTAAAATCACCCAGACGGGTCACGGTTGAAATGTAATTTGGAGAGGCATTTGAAGGAGAAACTGAATTAGCCTGTAAATTCGAAGTGCTATTGACGGTGTACACGAGGTTTCCACTCACTGGATTTATAGACGAATAAGCCTTTGGGTCTAGACTGAAGAAGATACCAGGCGCGAGAGGTGCGCTTGAGTTCAGAACCTCTACGGACGTACAGTTACTGAATACAAAAAGGTTCTTGGCCAAATCGTACTCTATGTAGGGTGAGAATGTGGTCGTGAGCCATTTTGAGAGATTGTTGGTCGAGTATGATGGGACGAGGAGGGTGGCTGTGAGGGTCACGTTGGAGCCACCGGTTGCAGGATTGTTGATATGTATGTACGGTTGATTGGTTTCTAGAGCCGGGGCGGTCGGCCAGGTCCAATCGTTTCCGGGATTGTTGAGGGGCGGGAGGTCGAGTTTGAGGGTCAGACCACGTACAAGATCTCCTTTGGGTGGGATTCTGCATATATTGTTCTGACCATACCCAACCTGTTGATCCAGAAAGGGGATGTCGTACGCCTCGAGAACGAATGGCGTGTGACGGCGGTACAAGCCAGAAAAATACGTCACTTGTGGTTCCCCTGTGAGATACGCGTCCTGTTGTCCGATGGCCGCCAACTGAATGTAGCCGGCGGACATTCCTAATAAGTTCGCAGAACTTATTTACGCCCGAAGGGCGCCCAACAGCCTACATAACGGCACCGCGGCGCTGCGCGATAAATAAGTCCTACGGACTTACTAGAAATGACGCTTCAGCTCAGAAAGTTCGATCCGTCCAAGATGGCGGATGACAAAGTTTGCGTCTTTATAGGAAAGCGTGGTACAGGCAAGTCTACACTCGTGACGGACATCCTCTGGCACAAAAAGAATATTCCAGCAGGGATAGCCATGTCGGGCACTGAAGAGGGGAACGGGTACTACAAGCAGTTTATACCAGATCTGTTTGTCTATGGAGATTATAACAAAGATGCCCTTGAAAAAATTATAGAGAGACAAAAGAAACTCCTGGCCGTCGGGAAGTGCAATCCCGTATTTATCCTCATGGATGACTGCATGTATGATAGATCATTCATGAGGGACGTCTGTATTCGTCAACTTTTTATGAATGGGCGCCACTGGAAGATATTCTTCATGATGACGACCCAGTACTGCATGGACATGACGCCCATGATCCGCACCAACGTGGACTACGTGTTCGCCTTGCGAGACAACGTCAGACAGAACCGTGAAAACCTGTACAAGGCTTTTTTTGGCGTCTTCCCGACGTTCGATCAGTTTTCACAGGTCATGGATGCCTGTACTGAAAACTACGAGTGCCTCGTGCTCGATAACACATCGAAGAGCAATCGCATAACCGATTGCGTCTTCTGGTACAAGGCTCCTATACGCCGGGGGTTCCACGTGGGTTCCCCTGCATTTTGGCAGTACCATCAGCGTCACTACAACCCCAGAGCCGTCGTGCAACCTCTAGCTCCACAGACGGCGCGGCGGGGAGGAACGGTGATTGTCAAAAAGTCAGGGGCGCGTAGTTAGGGCGCCTTTCTTTTCAGGGATTGAATTAGATGTTGACGTACGATCCGAGCGTTTCAGACTTGTCGACTCCTATTCCGGTCGCGTCAGCCTCTGTGCCCGTAGAGGAGTCGGCGTCCAACAACAAGCGAACCGTCCCCACTGGGCTGATTCGTGAGGAACAACAGCCCGAAAAAAACCTAGACGAATCTCAAATGGCGGAGTTTTCGTCGTCGATTGAGGAAGTCATGCCCGGCCCAGGACAGATGATGCAGGACGAGGTTCAGGGGTCGCCCTACGAGCAGGCGCCTCCCCAGAAGCAGGCCAAGTCCAAGGGCTCTTCGGGTTCATCCAAGAACCCATTTGGCCTCACGGATGAGCAGTGGTACGCCGCTCTGGCCGGTGTGGCCGCAATCATCGCCTATTCCAAGCCCGTCCAGGGCAAACTGAGCACGATGGTGCCCAAGTTCCTGGGAGAGAATGGTGAAATGTCCATTACGGGCATGGCCGTTACCGCCTTGATCGCGGCTGTAGTTTTCTACTTTGCGAGACAGTTTCTGGGGGACAAGGCCTAGAGACCAACTGCTCAGCAGTTGTGATGCCTTCGTCCGTCAAGAGACAGAGGTTCTGCGGATCTCCCTCAGTCTCTCACCGAGTCCCCACAATACTGACGCGTCCCCTCCTTCGTGTATAGCCCATTGTCTATACAAATCTTTTTCAGTTTCTCAAAATTCTCCCAAAATTTGATAGAGTGATCATACTCGGGCACGGTCATATGAGCCAACTCGTGCATGAGCACATAAAAAGCCGAGTTTACATCGTTTCCATCCAGGCAGATGTAAATCTCGTACCCTTTATTCACGTTGGAACCTATGACACCGTCCTTTTTGCCATTGAGTCCTGTGATAATCGCCGGCTTCAGAACGGGTGACCACAAAGGATCACCAGTCGCACGGAGGATGGCGATGATCCTAAAGTACCTGTCCTTCAGATCGACTAGCATTTTTGGTTCTGAATTAGTGAATGCCACCAGAGCCAGAGCCACTAGGCCCGGCGCGAGATAAGCCACCTGGTTCATCTCCCCTAGCATTTACAAAGACAAATTTTGTATATAAATCCGAAATCAATCCGGTCGGCCTGGGTACCATGGGTTCCCATACCAGTCGGTTGAAGCCCAGGTCTTTTAGGCGTTCGATAAGAACCCGTCCATCCAAGAGGGGTTCCTCCTTGGCTCCGTTGGCATAGAAGGGGCCATCGGTCAGTCGAACCAAAAGTTTTTCATTTTTAATTTGAAATTCATTTCCTAATTTGTCTCTAAAATTACCAGACTCATCAGCCATGGACTCAGCCCGAGCCTTTTCAGGTGTGATGCCCATCAGGATCCCACCGGGTTTCATGGAAACTTTGATAGCCTTGAGGGATTCCTCGAGGGTCTTTTCATTTTCAAAAATATAGTGGAGCGAAAAGTTGTAGCAGACCACGTCATAGGGACCTGCAAAAGCTGCTTGGCGGATATCACCCTGACCGAGGAACCAGACGTCAAACCCCATCTCATTTGCACGGCTCTCGGCTTCGGCGAGGGACTCGGCGTCTGGATCTATGGCCGCGACCCGGACGCCACAAGCCTTCCACTTCCACCAGTCACCGCCCCGACCGCAACCACAGTCGAGCACATATGAATTCGGCACTTGGATCCATTTGTTGATATGTTTACGTTTGTAATCGTTGTGAATCTTGCGGATGTCCATTTTAACTCCCCGCGTTTCTAGACTTAAAAGAAAAACGCTTGTTACTTTTATATGGGTTCTCTCGAGAGTGATTATCTGATGGTCCCAGGACAGCTTTTTGCCTGTGTGTCGTTTGTCGGCCCTGATCTCCCCCAGAAGAATGAGCAGCTGGGTATGAAGATTCGTGGTTGCTTCCCGACCCGTGACGAGGCTGGAGCCCACGCCAAGCGTCTTCAGAAGGATGACGCACTCGTCGACATTTATGTGGTCGACATGTACAAGTGGCTTCTGATTCCTCCTAAGCGTGAGGAGATTGAGGACGTCCATTATCAGAACGATAAGCTCGAGGAGATTATGGTCAACTACCGCAAGAGCCAGCAGGCTGCGGCGGCGATGTTCGAGAAGCGCAAGCGCGACATGACGGCCAAGCCCATCGAGGGTTCCGAGACGCCGTTCATCGAGCCTGGTGACGAGAACAGCAAGTACTACACCAAGGCGGACGTTCCACCGATTCCCCACCCCGCGGATCTGCTTGACGACCTGAAGAAGGAGTTTCCAGAGGCGTCTATGGAGGAGCTGGTCGCCAAGGCGGATATCCGCGTGGCGGCCGAGGTCATGAAGCGCAAGGAGGCGCAGGAGGCTGCTGATCGCGCGGCCGAGACCAAGGCGCCTATCGTGGAAGAGGAGGAGGTACCGGACGCCGCCTAAAAATATCAGTAAATAATAATGTTATTTAAACTAATTGCGGTGGTGATTGTGTTAACTCTCTTGTACTTGGCGTACAAGAGGTTCCCACCGGCACCCGCAAGAATATCTCAAACTGTTGCCGCTCATGACAATCAGTTTGATGTATTCAGAGACATGGAACCAGCCGATCAGACTCGTGAGAATCCTTGGCTGGGTTTTCTTCAGGAGGATGTCCGTGTGAAACGCACGGGTCCTATTGGGGAGTTTATTGGTGCAGATTCAAGTTCTGGAAGTGCTATACTTTACACGGTAACCTGATTCTGAGTCAAGTCGGGATGCGTACGCGTCCTTTGGACTTGGGTGTATTACTTGGACTGAACAACAATAGGGCGCATACTCACGATCATAACACCTATGACAATACCGAGGAGGATCAGACCGATGGGGTTTGTATTTTTTAGAAAATCAAGAGGATCCTTTTGGGGCGCCTCAAAATCACGTTGAAAAACGCGCTGCGGAGGTTCCTGAATCGGCCAATCACTTTCGGACGGGGGCCCGTTTCTTGACTGGGACGGTTGGTCGCTTTTTGACAGGAACGGCAGGTTTTCCATCACTGTCTGAATCACCACTCTCGCTTTTATCTGGCACAACAAATCCATCTAGATTTCCATCTTCATCTGCATCTTCCTCGTCATCGTCCTCCTCTGAAAAGTCATCAGAGTCCTCATCAGATTTGATATCAGACTCGTCAGAATCGTAATCTTCAGCTGCATAGTCGTCCTCGACCTGCTCAATAGGCTCGTAGCGCACTGGGGGCTTTGAAACGCGTCCGGAGCGCGTCCGGGACTCAGGTGTCGGAGCGGAGTCTTGGGAAGGGGCCTTCTGGTCGGCCATCTGGGTAATCTAGGAGTGATTCGTTTAAGTACTTGGGGAAGAAGTGGATGCCCCTGGAAATCGCATTTTGGTTTATTATAAATTCTCCCTCGTATCCCAACTCGTTTGCGATGGCATTGAGATCCTCCTGGTGCTCTGAATCATCAGCCCGTCTTATTCCCATCGCAATGTCCCTGATATTTTCCACGGCGGCATACAAAGCCGCGGCCGACTCGTCAAGTTGGTCGGTCGAAGCCAACCGTTCGAACTCTTGGATGTTGGTCAAAAATCTTTCCCAGCTCTTTGGGTCCAGACCCGAGTATTTGTGCACCTTTTCTTTGTACTTCTTGAAGCGTGCGGCTGGGCCCATCGGGAAGAAAATCCATAAGAAAACTACAAGAAGGACTACCCACAATAGCAACATCGTTGAGTTGCTCTACTATTGATGGAGGAAGAATATGTTCCTGACCCTTGAACTCGCGGCAGTCCTCGTCAAAGCACCGCTGTGATATGCGTCCAGAACGTATAGAAAACCATACGTGATTTGACTTGTGATCTTTGTGGAGTCTCTCGCAGTACTTGGCGTCCGTCTGAGCGAACCATCCATCATGGTCATGCCTCTGAACCTTCTTGATGCGCGTTCTCCCCTGCCCCTCAAGATACTTGCGCACAAACTCCTCGAGTGGGCCGTTATTCTCGAGCACCTCCTCGTGGCGCGACTCCTCATCCGTGCGCACAGCAAATAACTCTAGGGTCTCCACATTTGGTTCCTTGGCAAACAGTGTACCGTCCAGATCCCGCCATGGAATGTAGGGGTCTCCCGTGGGTTTCTTGTGAGACCATAACATCCTGAGTCCAGACCCCCCATAGACTGAAGCATCGATCACACGATCCCAATCAAATGCAAAGTCTTGAGATAAATTCAAAATTATTTTTGATCTAAAATTAAGAGCCTGAGTTCTGGTGACAACCAAGTCTGGCCAGTGAATATGAACCCCTGATTTTATAAGACCATCTGCTACAGACCTTGGGCGGGCTCGGGCAATCAGACACCTTGAAGCCTCCGGGACTCCATCTGCAATGGCGTCCCGAATTATGGAACAAAATTGAAGAAGATCTTCATCCTTCAGTTTCTCTTGGGCCTTGTAGTCCAGGTCCACAAAGAATTTGAAAAGTTCCGTCTTTTGTTCGACCACATACAATTTTGTTCCTAAATTGATCGTATCCACACAGGCTTGATAAAATTCATGGGTCTCCTCTGTGGGTACGAACAAGATCCCACCGTCCATGAGGACGTGGGTGGCGTGGCCATTCGGGACCCGCCATCTTTCTATTGACATTACCAATTTAGGGAGTAAATTCTCTAAGAGTCTTCAGCATCACTATCTGCTAGGAGCCAAGACCAAAAGGGCCGTGGACCCTTTGATTTTTTTGGGGGTTCCTCGACTTTCGGGGGTTTCTCAGTTTGTGGTCCCGACGGGGTGGTCTCCTTCGGAGACTCCTGCTCCTGCTCAAGCTTTTCAATTTCATAACACAATTTGCGAAGGGACATATCCTGAGCAAGTTGTTTAGGATCCTCACCCTGACCACGCATAGTGGCGAGGATGGTGGCGAACTCGATTTTGGATCGGGTCATCCTATAGTAAGTCCGAAGGACTTATTTAGTCGCAACGCAACGCGCACTAAGTGTACAAAGCAAACATCTTCTCCCAATCCCCTTTACACGATACGGTGTTTACGACAGTAGTGCCCATAACCGTAACAAGCGTCAAAGGGTCGTACCCCCTGAGTGTTATTATATTGCCTAGACCCATTAAAAATCGTCTCCAGAACCACCCGTGACCTATAAAAACCGAACCTATATGATCTTCTGTATCTTTTCTCAAGTCAAATCCCATTGTTCCATTTATTTCCAATACGTGAAAATCCTGACCCTTCATGAAAGACGCGTCATTTTCAAATCTAATATCGAACCGCCCCATGTTGAAATTAGGTATTCCACGTGAAATATCGGCAATGACCTTTTCCAATTCAGGTGTGTTCAAATCTTCCCGGTGCGTACACCCCTCTTCATGAAAGCACCATTTGCGCACCTTTCCATTCCCATTCTTCTCCACAATCGAAAGTATTTTTCCATTTTCATACAAAATTCCCACCTCTCGATTATAACTAGAATATTCCTGAACCATGTAGCTACTCGGATCTAAATCATTTATAATATTATTCATCTCATCAACGTAAATT